CTCTAAGGAAACTGAAGGAAAATATTTTAAAACCCTATAGCCAGTCTTCATATTATGTTTGAAGACCTTTAAGTTTTATTTAAACTTGGAAACTAGCAGGAAAAAAAAATAACTGCAGATAGTGAATAACTTTAGCTTCGCCCCGTGTTACTCAAACGGGCACTCTTGCAAGAGTGGAATTGCAGGGGTTTATCATTCATCACCACCAATTTTCTTAATGGGCTGAATTTGGCCAGTCCTGCCTCCAGTAACCTCAGTCATTAAGGTAGAACTGGTGCCTCTTCGGATCTCATCACGCATCAGACTGATCTCTTTAAGAGATGCCCCTGCAGTCATCTCCTTGTCAGTAGGATTTCTAACAAGCCCTTCTACTGGTTGTAGTGCAGCTTCACTAGTGACAGCCTCAAAAAAGTCAAAGGCTGCAAACTTCGCACCCTCCACAACCTTGCGCCTCTGCCAGTTAGCTGGTGGTAAGTCATTGCTTATTCCATAATTCCACACTACTGGAGCATACTTTGAACAAAAGCTGCGAAGAGAACAGTAGCTCCTAATTGTGCTGGCAAGATCTTCAAGTCCAACCCCACTCCTAGCTTTCCCAACCATCTTTGTTTTGTCGCTAGAGCTGTTGTGGTAACAGAACAAGACAACATCAAAGATGCAGTCAAAGACCTCTTCCTGTTTAATTTTGAGAAATTCAACCCAGTCTGATGTGATTGCCTTGACGGTGTCATCAGAGGCGATATTGAGTGTAACTGGGTTCGTTTCTTGAATAGAATTGATAAAGCTTCTGCTAGGACTAGAGGTGGGATCAGCTGGGTTAAAAGTGACTCTTTTCCTTCTGGCTCGCAGTATGTCGACGTCACTTTTCTTGGAATTCGGGTCCTGAGAGTTGGAGGACTTAGGGTCCGTCTGCGCCTGTGGCTTCTTTGGGATTCTTTTCCCTTGAGCATCGAGCTTGAAAGTTCCATCTGAATTCTTCTCAAATTCTTCATCAGCCATTTAAAATGAATTGTAGTCTAATCACACACAAATACAAATCAGTATTAGTGCTAAAAACCTAAGCTATGTGAATGAGGCTTCAACTGTTTGACAAGATCAGACAAGTCTGGTGTTATTTCACAACCGGTGACTAACGCTCTCTCGCCAGTAATCAAAACCATGCAACTATTACTAGGACTTGAATTGAAACTAGCGATGATGAATGCAGTAATGCTGAATGCTAGGAGACCTATTGCCAAATTTACTGGAGACATAAATCAAAAAGCTCACAACGAAAACTAAGGTAAGCGGGATCAACTTGCTGGTGCTTGATAAGAGGTTCTGGCTGTGATTCTGTTGGCAATTCAAACCGTTGTAGCTTATGCTTTTAGTCCCATCTGAGTAGTGACCACCATGTGGTAGAGAATGAATGTTGTCGCCTACGGGTGGTAAGTAGTGACTTTTGTAAGCTGCAATGAGCAGGGCCAAAGAGACGCCGGCAGCCGCAAACAGTAATGGCTTGCCAAAATCCGTTGGAGGCCTAAGGCTCATCTATGGCTGCAGTATTGTGAGGCTCTTCTTGGCCCTTGTGAGTGCCACGTACAAATCAGGCCCAACTATCTCTTGAAGATCAGTGTGAGCAGAAATGAAGGTAACGTCGTCAAACTCAGCCCCACGAAGGTCACAAGGGTGGTGGAAACTAGCTGAATGACTCCTCAAAAGTTCCTCAATCTCCTTCTCAAAACAGATGATTTCACCTCTTATTGTGCCACCAAACACCTTACCAAAAATAAGCTCTGTATCCTCCTCTTTTGCAGATTCTATCTCAAACCCAAGCTTGTTAAGAAATTGGCAAACTGAAGGGCCAAAGCGATGAGTGCAACTGTTGATGTAATGAGCAGTAAGAGGCTTGCGAAAATTCTGATAAGGATCGGAAAGAAACAGATCAAAGCCCTCACTGTAAGGTCCAGACAGATATTCGTCCAAAATGTTGAACCCTGATTGAAGTGGTACAGGAGCCTTCTCAACACCGCGCCCAGAAAGATTTGTAGGTTTACTAACTCCAAAAGTTTGGGCGTGAAAGTCCTCAAGATCCAAAAACTTCCTGACAAGAGTTGATTTCCCGCAACCAGGCACACCATGCACAACAATAGGAAAACTAAGTGCAAATGCTGTTCTAACAAAACCTGCATCTAAAAGAAATTCATTAGCTACTTCCATTAACTAAAGTTTCTATCTGGACTAATACAACCTTCCCCCTCCTTGAAGAACTTGATAGCATTTGAATGAAACAGGCACTTATTCTGCAAAAAGGTCCTGACACAAAAATAATGAGCATCCAATTCTTTTTCAGACATTATGGAGATCAGCCTCTCACCTAAATTATAGGCGTAGGAAACCTCAATAGCGTAATTATCTATACACTCATGAAAGTTTCCTTTCTCCAGAGCTATGAGGATTCGCTCCTGAACAAGTTGGGGCCTTTTCACAATTCCAAAATCTCCCAAGCGCCAGCCACAAAAAGTTGGCTCAGTTGTGTACTGGACTTTGGCTTTAAGGGTCATCCTGTCAAGTATGTGCTCGAATTCACTTTTCTTTCTCAATCGCTTGTTAGCACACATATCATCACCAGCAAAGCAGATGGATTCCTTACCATTTATGTCATACCTCATGAACGTGAAAACCATATTTGCAAGGGTATTAAACAGAAAAGTGCCTGCTTCCCCAGTAAATCTCATCACAGCGAACTGCCCAAGTTTAGATCTGGTGTTAAACTTCAGATACTTGTAATCCTCAATTAAGTCCCTTGGGAGCCTTAAGTAGCGCATCAGACTAACTTCAAATGCCAATATGTTGGCATCTTGGGAAGAGTCAAAGGCTTCATAGTCAGACTCAGTGCACATCCCAGTGAAAGAGTTTCTCAACACCCAGCTCCTCAGCTCATCAAAATTCTTGCCTGAATGAATGTAATAATTGTCAGGTAGGTGAGAGAAAACCTTTTTCTCAATATACCTGATGTATGGAGCAAGACGACAAAGCACATTATGATGAAAGCAAGCAAGGGTTTGCCCAGCTTTGGCTGCTCTGAATCTGTTGTCAAACTTTGTGCAAAGTTGACTTTTCATAAATATCAAAGCTTTTTCATTTTCCCAGTCAGGATCAGACCGTCCACTGTGATTCTCTAGTGTTGCCATGGATTTGGTCAATTTTTTTTCTTCAAAGTCGGAAACGGCCTCAGAAAAGAGCTTATGATCAAAATTTGGCTGCACCTTCACTCTCTTGAGAAATATCTGGAGCATGCTTTCTCCATAGGGAATGGCAGCTTTAAATTTCTGGCCCTCTTTAGCTGGGATTGAAAACTTGAGCCTTTTCCTTGCAGCCATGACAAACGTTGCAGTGTCCCCAGCCTTATGCCTTGGATAAATAGCCTCAAAATTATCAGGGGATGCCGTTAAGATTTTTCCTCTACCTTTATGACACTCTGCAAACTGGTCTGTGATCAGACTGTCAATCCGATGCTCGCGATTTTCTTTGGCTCTGACTCTACTTTGAACTTCAGCAAAAGTTGAACCCATGGAACCCACTGGACAATGAACTTTAATTTTAAGATCAGGAGGGTTGCAATCATCAACTTCAATTTCCTCTGGCCTAGCGATTCTTTGGCCTAAGAAAATCTTAGTTTTAAGCCAGGGATCTCCTGCAAGCCTGGCCTCCCGGTCAACTTCATCACTACCGAGTCGCATGAATTTCTTTGAGAACATGGGGTCGCCTGGCAACAAGGCTCTCAGATCATTATAATTGGCAGTACTTGTGAAGAATTTGTGAATTATGCCACCCACCATTTGTGAACAGAATTCTTGAAGTGAGAGCCCGGACAGATTTACAAAAGATATGTTGATTCTAGCCCTTGATAAAGCCACAACCCATCTTCTTTCATCAACGAGCATGCTGTCCTGTGTAAGAAGCACACAAACGTAATCAAAATTCATTCCTGTGCTCTCACCAAAAGTGTACACATCAACATTTCGGCCCATGTTGGCTTTCACAACTGTTTTCTCTGTAAACGAGCTGACTAGAAATGCTCCAATTTTTGGGCTTAAGTAATCAGCTTTGAAATCCTTGAAGTTGTCAAAGACTGCATATTCCTCTTTCTCTAAAGTTAATCTGCCAGCATCAAAGGTGCAGGGTAGTCTACCAACAAACATGGGATTTCTAAATCTTCTTGACTCACTTAGGTAGACATATCTCTTTTCTTTTAAAAGCCTGTCAAGATTACCTTCAGACCCAACAAACACCATTCTGTCTTCAGCTGAATCATAGCTACTTTGTGCAGGGTCTCCCATTACAAGAATAGAAGAGTCCCTGCCAGCAACCAAGCAGATTAAGTCCAGATACCCTGGTGGCAAAAGCTGTGTCTCATCCATGAATATTCTTGTTTTTTTAAGAACACCATTTTTTTTTAAGGCCACTTCAAAAGTCGCAACTTCAGTGGAAATTTTCTTCCCTTTCTTTCTCTTGCTCACAAGATCCAGCATGCCTATAAATTGGTCCTTCAGGCTTCTCCTGGGTGAGATGATAATATTTTGATAATTTAAATTGGCCTTGAGTAGCTCAACCACACTATGGCTCTTACCCGAACCGAATGTTCCCACCATAACCCCGATTTTCCGCTCATCAAAACAAAGTTTGTTTGTGTCAGCCAGCCAGTCAAACTGCCCTGCCACTATTCTGGAGTTGATCACACCTGTTTGCCCAGAGAGGAAAGAATTGGCCAAAGTTTTAGCGATAGAAAGTGATGGGGTGAATGGTACAATGTTGGCATTACTCTTGAGGAAATCGTTGTACCTATCTTCAGGAATGATGGAATTCCCATGAGGCTGCCTAAATGCTCCCAAGTTGGTTGCTGCCTTTACCCCTGGACAGTAGGAAAAGTGGTCATTCTCAACAGCAAATCTTGCTTCTCTTGAACCCTTTTTATTAATTATTCTCAGCTCTGAACCATCGCAAACTTCAGCCTTGATGTCAAAAACTCGAAAGATCTCTTCCAAGTGGAACTCTTGAATGCCAAGGCCGCTCATGAGCTCGGCTAGCAGTTCCTTGGAACAGTTGGCACTGAGGACACTGAGAATTTTTGTTGGATTTTGCTTTAAGAATTCGCTGACAGCTCTGATCACACAACCCTCTTTAGGCACCGCAAGATCAAAATGATGGCACCGTTGATTAAGAATCAGGTAGCCAATGGAAATCTTATCCTTGGATTCTGTAAGCGGTTCAACAGTAACGAATCCTTCATCATCAGCCCCAACCAACTTAATTATCAACTTGATATTCATTAAGAAGCAGGTAGCTGTGACAGAAGCATTGCTTGCATAAACTTTTGGTTGCATTTCCTCTTTGAAGTCTTTCTCACAAATCTTGTCAATGCACTTTTCACTTAGAGCCCTCTCATGCACTAATGATTTTAGCTCCATTGCTTCCAGGCCAAAGATTGATGAGACAGCATGCCAAAAGCAATCCCCATCAGCCTTAACAGGAAAGACAGACAAACTACAGATATCCCCAGGCTTTGATTTAGATATGGAGCAACCATTCATAACCTCATAATATTGCTCTTCAACCCCCTTCTTTTTTGCCGAATCTTGAATGGGGCCGCACTGAATTGGCTTACCGTTCAAGTCCCTGGATTGCAGCCGGAATGTGAGTGAAACCCGGTTGTTGCTAGCATATTTGACAGAGTGCTGAAATCCCTGCTGAAACCCCTTAGGCATTAGAAGAAACTCGCCATCAGACAGTTTCACCTCAACATAATTTTCCGGGCCTTGTGAGGTCTCATTCACCTGCTCCTTGAGGACCTCAACATTATCAACTCTTCTGAAGGCAATACAAGCTTCACCAAACAAGTTAACAGTTAGGACCTCCAAATCATCATCATAGCAGCTCTCGTCATCACTGTGGAAGCCAAGCTTGCTGCCAAACTCATAAATTTGAACAAGGCAGGAATTGAACCTGGAACCATATGCCTCCTCGAACTCTGCTGGCCAGCCTTGTGAAGGGTAGGTTACACTGTTAAAACCATAAGAGAATGATCCCCTAGAAAAGAAAAGGGCAGTCCTACCCTTATGTTTATAGCCATTCTCAAAAGTGAGGTCAGAGGCAAATTTCCTTATGGCATTATCTTTGAACTCGCCCACTTTAATAATGCTGGATATAAACCTTGAATGCAGATTCTCATCAGGTCCAATGGGTGGTTCCTCTTTTGTGACCTCAGGTGCCCTCTCCCCCTTGACCTTTTCATCTACACAAATTTCACCTGTCTGTAGATTTTCTGGATGAAAAGGAATTTTCAATTCCTGGACGGAACCTCCTTCTTCACTTGCACCAACTGCAACGTTGCCATTGGATCTAAATCCCATCAGTTTGGTGATGTAGTGAGTTTCAGCAAGTATGGAAGTGACTGGGCACTCAGTAGCTAATTCAAGGACTTCACTCACAACCCTACTAAAGTTTAGGGTCACTGCTCTTTCCCTCTTATCCTCAGGATGCTCTGATAGCCTGTCAAACCTTAGCAGGCCCCTGATGGCGTTCCTCCTCCTTAGCCGTCTGGTGACTTCAACTTTCAATGCCATCTTAAATGCCAAGGAATTAACTAAGTTAGCCAGGATGGCCAGCTTCATAAATTTCTCATCATGCAGCAAAAAAAGTTTTTTTCCTCTTTGATGGATGCTGGCTGCTAGAGCAATGAGTGCCTCATAGTAACCTAAATTGCTGCAACCGACCCATGCATTGATGAAAGATTTGACAAAATGACCAATCAGATTTACATGAATGCCCGTGAACACACAGCAGCACCCGTCATACACAAGGCAGGGGTAAGCAACTGTATCAACGTTCAACTGCCCAAGAGATGACTTCTTGAGAGTCGAGATCATTGGGTCATTTTTGTTCAACTCCTCCTCCTCCTCTTCTGCATAGGTGTTCTTAAACCCAAAGCGTGAGTAATGCTGACATCTAATGGTAAAGTTGAAAGCTTGCAATTCCTCAATAAATTTACCCAGGCTATGTCCTTTAAACTTGCTGAACAGTCTTCTTAAAAATTTGGGCATCTTCTCCACACATGCTGCACTAAGGAAATTTTTAAAGCTTTGCTCAATCAAGTTGAACTGCTCATTGTGCTCAAGTATGAAGTGCACAAAATCTTCAATGAATCGAACTTCAAAACCTGAGGGGTTATCAACAAGCTGTCGGTGCTTTGCCATTCCAGATTGAAGGTCGGGCTTTTTAAGAGTTCTTATATATTTGAATACAGCTAAAATGACCTCCTGCCTGACTGGTATGACTTCATCAGCATTGCCACCCATGAAACTGATAAGTGAAATTGAGACAGCATCAAAATCACTGAAAACTCGGTACTCCTCATTTACAAGTGAATCCCTATTGATAATCACCAGACAGTGACTAAATATTTGATCCCTCACTTGAACAGAGTAGTCCCCAACTCTAGTTTTGATTTTGTTGTATTTGAGCAGCTGTCCGGAAGCCAAGGGTTGTTCATAGGATTCTGACCAAACACCATCAGGGGCATAAATCAATTTGTCCCCTTTGATTTTAAAGTCATAAGCCCATGGGTTCAAACTATTCCTGACCCCCGCCAAAATTTCAGTTGGGAAAACAAAGGAGCCTATAATAGTCTGAGCATTTGTAATCTCAAGGAAATCAACTATATCTTTCATAGACCAGTAGTGGAGCTCATCATAAAGAAACAGTTGGGCGTCTTTGGTTCTACCCTTATCAAACAGAACTCTAGGTAGAAGGGATTCGACCCCTTTTGACAAATCCTTTTCGGAAAAATCCCTTCTCCAATTTGCGCGGGCTCTCTCAAAGTGGAAACTGGGGCCATATCTCTGTATATCATGAGAGGTGACACATCTGTTTAGGGCCTCAAGGAATCTGAGCTTCTTATCTTTGCGCAAAACACTCAATTTACTATCTTTAATACCTACAATCAAAAAACTCTCATTAATATAATTAGGTAATTTGATATTAATCAAATGTGACTCTATTGTTTTACTAACTGGATGGCTGTGAGTCTCATATGAAAAGGGTGACAAGTAAAAACCTCTCTCAGAAAGCTTGCTTTTTGCATAAGCGGGCAGGTTGTAATGAAAGAGGGAATGATTGTCAGCTTCCAATTTTGAGAAGTTTGAAATAGCAGAGGCACCTATCCTGCTAGCTTCTTCTGAAGAGAATTGAGCTAAGACGCTCTCTGCGGGAGTGATTGTGTGCAAGGCCATTATAGGGTTGTAGTTGTGCTTCTGTAGGACAGAAGGGCAGCCAGCAAGCCTATACTAGGGCAGATTGTGGTGATCTGTGCTAGTTCTGGTCTGTTTGTTTTC